TTTGAAAAGTTTAATATCAGCCATTGAACGAAACTCCGTAAATTCGGGAACGCGTTCCAGTTAGCAGCGCTTCTTCCGTTTCCAGTTCGCGCAATTCCTCACGCAGCGCGCGCCGGTCCATTTTTTCGGCGACGCCGTCGATTTGGATTTCCGTCAGGAACGACGGATCTTCAAGCGCGGCGCGAAGATTCGAAATCCGGCGTCGAATCGACGCGAGCCGTTCGGCGTTCGGATCGTTCGGGACAGTACTCATAATTTCCTCCGTGGATCGTCGTCTGTCAGTAAGCCTAAGCTGGACGCGGCGGCGCAGTTATAAACGAGCGTGTCGAAATAGTGATTATCGGGGCGGTTTACGTTCGGCGACCATTCGACGACGCGGTTCGTCGCGAATTCGACCAGTTTCGCCGATTCCGCCGAAATATGCTCTGCGAATAACCGATGAACGTCGCGGTCGTTTCCCCATAGCGACAAACTTCCGCGTTCAGCAGGGCTTAGCGCGAACGATTCGTGAATTTTGGTTTTCCAGTAGTTCGTATCGACGAGAAACGAACGCAGCGACGACGCGGCGGTTTTTTCGTCGAGCATGTGCCAGCCGAACACGCGGCCGGGTTTCTTTGGCCATTGTCGCATGGGCGTTTTTTTGGCCAAGACGGCGAACCCTTTCGTCGGAATGAACAGACGCGGATCGACCGTTCTTATCGCCGTTTCGACGATTTCCGGTTTCCAACCGACGTCGACCAGAACGCGATCGATCCGCCGGGTTCGCCGTCCTAGTTCCGCGTCGGATTCCGTCGAATAGACGCGATCCGCAAGTTCGCGAAATAACCAGTCCAAGCCCTGCTGCACGCGACCGTCGGCCGTGGAACCCGGAAACGCGCGTGCCAGCGTTTCCAAGCCCCCGTCAGATTTCGCGAAATAACGCCGTTTCTGTTCCGGAAACGTTCCGTATTCGATAATCCGCCCCGTGAATGCGTCGTTCCACGCGACGACCGAATAGAAAAGTAAATCTCCGTGAACGTCGACGGCCGCGGTTATCTTGGCGGAATCGTCCGGAACCGTTTCGACGTTAAAACCGTTTAGTTTCCGCATGATTTCCTTTGCGGACAGTTTGACGGAACCGGTCGCCGATTCTAAGGGTCGATTCTGCTGTTCAGCCCAGAACGCGCGCTCATTATCACACCACCGGCGCATGTAATATTCGAGCGTGTCGACCAGTTTCCCGCCCGTATACGCCTCCGGCCAGCTAACCACGGCGCCGGCGGACATTTCCTCACGCCGGGAGGCGTAGAAGCGCGTCGCCGCGGTTTCGTCGTCGAACCAGATCGCCCGGTATTCCCGCCACAAATCGAGCCGGTCCGGCATTTTTTCTAACGACGAAAATCTAAGCCCGTTCCAACGCGGGTATATTTCGCGGTTTAGTGTTCGATCGCTGTAATCGTCCGGCGCCCGAACCGTGCAAGTTTGAATCTGTGCCAGTTCCGCCCCGTTTTCGACCAGCCCTTCCAGCGTTCCGGCGACCGTCTCCTCAAGCGCGGCGACGCGTCGCGGATTGACCGCAACGGAATCCGTTTGTAAGTCGTCTAAAAACAGCAAATCGGGGCGGTCCGTCGAACCGTCCGGATTCTCAGCCGTCAATCCGCGGATCGCCGCCCGGATACCGTAGGCGGCGAGCGTCGCCCCGGACGCTTTAGATCCGCGAATCGTCGGAAGTTTCAGCGAATCCGCGGTTATTACGACGTTCGTCGGTTCGCCGTAAAAGAGCTGACCGCGAGCCAGCAGCGCGGACCCACGAAGACGCGCGAGCGGATACGCGATTTCGGGATAATCGGCGGCAAACGTCGCCGACGTTGTGAAATGGGCGGTTATCGCTTTTAACAGTTTTCGCGCTTCTTTGGTATTCGCCGCAACGACGACGACGAACCGGCGCCAGCCGTTCGCGATCGCCCACACCACCGACGCGGCGGCGATCGTCGTCTTACCGGATCCGCGCGGCATAGCGACGGCCTGTTTCCCCCCGTCCCGAACGACGCGTTCGATTTCGTGAATTAAACGGACGTGAATCGTTCCGAACGGTTTCTTAAATTTCCGCGGAAAGTAGGTTTTTAAAAAACGTTGGAGATCGCCGGCGCATTCCCGGCGACGTCGCGGATCCGCGACAGGCGGCAGCGGCGAAATCTCACGCCCGACAAGGGATCGGAGCGCGGAAACTTCACGCGCGCGCGCCTTTACGTCCTCATAGTTCACGCCGAACCCTCCGGCGATTCCGCGACGCGAGCGGCGACAAGACGCGCCAGTTCCTCAAGAGGGAGTCCCGGCGGAGCAACCCCAAGCGCCTCCAAATGTTGACGCGCAAGTTCGACGGCGTTCGCGTTCGCTTCGGCCGTTCCCGGTTCCGGATTCAGATCTTCCGGTTTCCGCGAATACCCGCGGGACCGGCCGCGGTTTACAAGGTAAAATATTATTAATTTCGGGTTTCCAGCGCGAATTCCGTCGATCAGTTTCGCTTCTACAAAATCCAGCGTTCGTTCGTTGATTTCGTGAACCGCGTCGTCGAATTTCGGATCTTTCTGACGCCATTCGTAAAACGTCGCGCGCGAAATCCCCACCTTTTCACAGGCGACAGAAACGATTCCGTTATTTTTTCGAAGGATCGCCAGAATTTCGTCTTTTCGCCGGTTCCGCCGATACGCCGGCGCTTTGGATTTCGTCGTGTCAACGTTGGCCAAGCCGAGTTCGGCTAATTCGCGCGCGCTAGTCGTTGTTTTCTTTGGCTTTGGCATAACCGCCCCCGTTAATCGAACGCGTCGGTTCTATCGTCGAAACCGCCCGTTTCGGCGCCGTTTTTCGCCGAATCGCCGCGGTTTAGTTCCGATTCGATTCGTTCTATTTCGTTTTTAGCGAGTTTATAATACACGGTTTCGACGCGTTGGATATTTTTATTTTTTTTCGGCGTGATTGACGTCCACGCGTGGAAATGCCGGACGCGGAACCCGGCGTTTCGCAGCTTTTGAAAATCGGGCGTGTCGTAACACGAAACGACGATTTTCCCACGCGCAGCGGCGACCGCGTCCACGAACGCGCGCGTTTCGTTGGAAGTCCACCCGGACTCGTAGGCGTCGGCCGTCGCGCATTCGTAGGGCGGATCAAGATATAACAGCACGTCCGGCCGATCGTACCGTTTCAAACATTCCGCCCAATCCATATTCTCAACGGTTACATTTTTAAACCGCTGAACGAAATCGTCGATTAAGTCGACCTTCGCGCGATACGTTGGCGCGAGTCCGCGTCCCAGCGAAACGCAAAACGAATCTAAATATTTTCCGCCGAAACTAAAATTCTGACAGTAGAAAATAGCAAACGCGGCGGCGACGTCGTCCGGAAATTCCGAAAGGTTCGCGACCGCTTTCGACGACGAAACGGCGACGGCGTCGTTCGCGACGTAGGCGCGCGCGACGTCGCGCATTTCGTTATAGAAGACGCGCGCCGGAGGCGACAAATCACACAGGCGTTTTAATTCAGCGGCTTTTTTTTTAGATTTCAAAACCCGAAAGAACGCGACCAACAAACGGTTAATATCGTTATATACCTCGCACGGTTCCTCAGGTTTCCCAAGCATGATCGCGCCGGACCCGCCGAATATTTCCACGAAACCGGACCGTTCGACGTCTTTTATTATCCGGTAGATATTATTCCTTTGACGATTCTTTCCGCCGATCCATGAGAACGGCGACGGAAGCCCGTCCGGATAGACGGCGCCGGCCGGATCGTCGAACGGTTCGCCGTCCGCGTCCGCGAACGGATTCGGTTCGCCGTCGCCGCCGGAACCGTCGCGTTCCGCGTCGCCGTCGGTTTCCGAATCGCCGCCGAACGTTTCGAACGTCGGAAATTCGACGTTAAACGCGGAAAAGTCGAATTCCGCGAGTTCCGACAGTTCCGAACCCAGAACGTCGAAATCCCAAAACGACGCTTCGGCAAGTTTATTATCTAACAGGCGATAAGCGCGAACCTGTTCGGGCGTGAGATCGTCGGCGCGAACGACCGGCACGGTCGCCAAGCCCAGCTTACGCGCGGCCGCGTGCCGTGTATGACCGGCGACGATCACGTTCGCCGCGTCGATCACAATCGGCTGCTTAAATCCGAACCGGCGAATCGATTCCGCGACGCCGTCGATCGCGTTCGCGTTGACGCGCGCGTTTTTCGAATACGGCCGAATCGAATCCAACGGAACTTCGTCGATTTTCACAGGTTACGCCCCAGAGGAAAACAAAAAAACAAACAAAACTATTTTTTTTGAT